AAAAAGGAGTACTGGGACGCAGCCAGCCCGCAGCAAGCAGGCCTGGTAAAGAAAGTGATAGAACTGCAGAAGGCTGCTTTAGCAGCTTAATCGGACTGTTTACAACTGGCCACGGATGGCGTTATAATAACGATATGTGCGGATAGCAGGATTACTATATTAATATATAGCCCTACAATAAAGCACCGAGCTGGCGATCCAGCAAGTCAATAAGGGCCTCTCAGTTTAGCTGATGAGATTACTCTAGACGCAACGTTTATTTTATTAACTTGCCAACTAGAGGAGAATCTCTCATGGCTAACACAGTAGATCAAGTCTACGTCAGTACGTTTGAAAACATACTGCGACACCTTGCACAGCAAGCCGAAGCTAAACTACGTTCACATGTCGTCGAGCGCGGCGTAAATTCTAAAGACCATGCTTGGGAACGCTTAGGCAGTTCTGAAGCGGTTGCTAAGACTACTCGTCTCACACCTACAGCCGGCATCATCGCCGACACACCTTGGTCTCGTCGCTTGTCGACTGCCAAAACATTCCACAATGCAGACTCCAGTGAAGAAGCTGATATCGTACAGATGCTTGTTGATCCTAACTCGAACCTGGCTATGTCTCTTGGTTATTCCATGAAGCGTGCTTGGGATACTGAAATCATCCGTGCGGCTACAGAAGATGCGCTTGATGGTGACGGTACAACTACTATCGCTCTGCCACCTGCGCAGATCGTTGGTGCGGGTTACGGTTCACCTATCAGCTTTGATGCTGTGACTGAAGTACAGGAAATCTTCATGAACAACAACATCGATCCTGATATTCCTAAGGTATTCGTTGTTGGGCCTAAGCAAGTACGCAAGCTCATGCAGTTAACTGAGAACACCTCAGCAGACTACGTGCAAGCTCAAGCGTTGCAACGCTACGGCATCGTGCCTAACTGGATGGGCTTCACCTGGATCTATAGCACATTGCTTAATGTTCCTGGTGCTGATCAGCTTGATTGTTTCGCAATGACCAAGCGTGCCCTGGGTATGCAGATGAATAACGAGATGAAAGTGCGTGTAGCAGAAGATCCTTCTGCCAGCTTCGCATGGATCATCTACGTTGAATCTACATTCGGCGCAGTACGCGTAGAAGACGAGCACATCGTCAAGTGTGAGTTCTCTGACACTATCTAACGTACAACACCAAAGCCATGGACGGCGTTATTTTTAAGGAGGCTATCATGGCTAAACAATTTTCAATGCAAATTATGAACCTTGGTTCACATTGGCATCCAAGTAAACTTCGTATCGTCGAAGCAGATGTCTTAGCAGATGTCGGTGTTGACGATGTCTACCTGACTATCGGTAACACCATCGAACTGCGTCGAGCTGTTGAGATCTTTGAGACAGCTAAGTTCCTGGTTGATGCGATGCGTGACAACAACCAGCTATCATCAGCGGCAGGCCCTTTGTATATCTCATGTGAAGTAAGTGATCGTCATGGTACTGTTCTACAGACCACAGACCGTGTGCTTATCACAGATGCAAACATGGCTATTGGTATCGGTGCAAATGTCAATGTTCAGGCTGAGCAATTTTCCCAAACCTTAGATACAGCATTCCGTAATATACGCGAGTATATGAAGGACGAGTATTTAAAACAACTCTAGAGGACCTATGAAACACATCACACGAATGAAAGCAACCCAGATCGCCACAGCAGTAGCTAACGGCGCGAAACCAGCAGATGTAGCAGCTCAGTATGGTATACCAGTAGCACGCGTGAAAGCGCTGTGTGGTAAACCTGTGAAAGCTAAACCTACAGCAGTGCCTAGTGCCAAGCCTGCAACCTCTGCTAAAGATGACTTTGAGGAGTAACTCATGACAGCAACAACCGTCTCAATTTGTAACCAGGCAATATCCTGGTTAGGTGGGAATCGAATAATCTCCCTTGATGATGAGACGGTTGAAGCTCGTCTCTGTAAAGCGAACTATGACCAGTTACTTGATGTAGTTCTAGAAGCAAAAGCCTGGACGTTCGCGGTAGTGCGGTTTAAACCTGCACAACTCTCAGAAACTCCAGAGTATGGATTTAGCGCTGCCTTTGCCATTCCGACTGATATACTAACGATACTCCAGGTTTCTGGTGGTAGCGTTAGCGCAGACGGCACTGGTCCTGGGCTTGCACGCAAGTCAGCCGGTAATGGTGAAGAGCAGCGCATCTTATGGCAACGCGAGGGTCAGACCATCGTGTGCGATGAACAGACTATATATTGTCGCGGTATCAAACGTATCGTAGACGCTTCCAAGTTTAGTCCTGGGTTTGTCCAGGCATTGGCAGCACGTATAGCACGTGAGATAGCACTACCACTATCTCAATCACAAACCCTTGAAGACAAGATGGTGAAGAAGTATAACGACGCGCTAGCTGATGGCGGTACGTTCGACGGTCTTCAAGGGCGCTCTAATAAAGTAATATCCAATGCGTTGACGAGGGTACGATGAAACTACATCCCATACAAACCTCCTTTGAGACAGGTGTCGTATCACCGTTGATGCTCGGACGCAGTGATTCTGCACCGTATCAACAAGGCTTGCTTGGTGCCAACAACATGTTGGTGGACTCACGTGGGCCGGCTAAGTCTCGGGCTGGCACACGGTTCGCCACAAGCTTTGTGGCAGACTGCGCACGCCTAGAAACATTCCAAGTAGATGTCAATACGTATTTCAACATGGTGTTTGGTGACACAGTCTTAGCGATCACATCTATCACTGGTGGCATACCTCAAGTAGAGCTGGTTACCAATCCTCACTTCCTAGAAGGTAGTACGGGCTGGGTCGCAGGCACTGTTGGTGGCAGTTCCGAGGTAGACTTTGATGATGGCATATGTACCTTGAGCGCTCAGAACGGTGCTGCAAACTCTGCTTACATACAACAGACCGTGAGCGTGACGGATGGCGAACAACCGTACGAGATCATAGTAAACACATTTGGTACCGCACCATATTCGATACGTGTTGGTTCTGCTCCAGGCTTGGGAGACTACGTAGATGCTGTATCTTCTGAAGGCGAGTTCCGTGCAACCTTCACACCGGGCCTGGTCGGAATAGTAGACGTGTTCATACAGGTACTTGTATCTGATGGCAACACTGCTATCGTGCGCAGCATATCTATACCTGAGTCAGCAGATCAACTTGACTTCGATACACCATGGTCTTGTGACCAGATAGAAGAGCTATACTTTGTACAAGCTCCAGGTGGAGAGTCTGTCTACATCCTACATCCTGAGGTACAACCACACAAGCTCGTGTATGATGTATCAGCAAACTTATTTAACTTGACGTTAGTAATATTTGAAGATCCTGCTTCAACAGACCCGTTGTGGATAGCGCCGCCTGAGTGGGGCCCAGACCTACACGGCTCATGGCCTGGTGTCGGGGCTATCTTCCAAGGTCGGCTATGGTTGATGGCTACACTTAACGAACCTGAGGTTATGTGGGGTTCACGATCTGGTGAGTATGAGAAGTTCTATGTCACAGACGTAGATGCGCCAGTAGCTAGTGATGCTATCATGCATTTGCCTATGGAACACTATGGTCAGATACAGTGGGCTATAGGATCCAAGCGGCTTATCATAGGCACCTCTAATAGTGAGTACGTCTTAGCAAGCCCGGACGGCCTGCTTCGTCCAGGTAGCATTCAGATATCACGGCAGTCTTCATACGGCTCAGCCAGAGTGCAACCTACGCAGGTTAACGATCAGATCCTCTACGTATCATCTGACCGTCGCAAAGTACGAGCCATGAGTTACTCTGATAATGTTGGTAACTGGATATCTGATGACATGCTATACTTGTCTGAGCATTTGTCCAAACCCCGAATTAAAGACATTGCCTGGGTCAAGAACCCAGACAACTTGCTGTGGTGCTTACTGTTAGACGGCACCATGCTTAGCTGTACGTATGAACGTAATAATAATGTGCTTGGTTGGATGCCTCATGATACGCAGGGCTCATTTGATGACATAGCGGTCGGCGAATTATTCGGTACGTCGTACCTCAACGTGCTTGCTACCAGGTTACCAGGTGTCATTAACTACGAGCTTATGTTCTCAACTGAGTCTATAACTCCACCACTAGACGCACAGGAGCGTCATGAAGACCCAACACCGTTTACGGTTGTATCTGGGTTAGACCACCTCGAGGGTCTGACCGTTCAGATAGTGGCTGATGGAGCGGTCAGGCCTGAGCAAGTAGTCGTAGGTGGTGAGATAACTTTGACCATACCAGCTAGTGATGTTTACATCGGCCTAGGCTATGATACTGAGATCACTACATTGCCTTTAGATAAGGGCTCACCGACTGGCTCAGGTACATCGCATATGAAACGTTGGAATCGCATATACGTACGTCTGCTGGACTCAGCCAAGCCTATCATCAATGGTGATAGACCACCAACACGTAGCCCGTCTACACCTATGAATACCTCAGAGCCTACACGTACTGAGGACATCAGTGTTGGTAACCTGGGCTGGGATCGTAACGCGTTGGTGCATGTCAAGCAAGACTTACCTAAACATTTAACAGTGCTCGCAATATTCGGTGAGCTTGGCCAGGAGAACTTATGATCGATTTACAAAGACGAGGTACCACTGATAATAAGCTCCAGTCAGCTTACGACGGGTACAACTCATATCGTGGTGATATGGAAAACAAACGTAAGAGCGCTGAGCAGTCCTATGATGCAGGGCGTCTTAACACGTCACGCAGTATGACTGCCGATGGCGTGAAGCGTGACTCACCTCAGTGGAAACAAGGCATGGCTACTGTAGAGTCTGAATACACTACCACTATGGATAAGATAAACTCAGACTTCGAAGAGTATAAGAAAGGTGATGAGTACTCCGCTATGCAATCTGATTATGCAGAACGTGTGAAGTATGATCCAGCATCTATGGCACAGGACTTCACCGAGCAAACATTTGAAGCATTAAAGCCTACCTTCGATCAGTACTATACTGCGACACAAGGTACACCTGAACAACGTAGTATGGTGAATGGCGTGATGCGTAACCGAGAAATACAAGCGATTAACAGAGGAGCAAGCTAATGTCATTTTTAGTAGGTGCGGCAATAGCCTCTCGGGGCGTAAGCGCTATAGGCAAACGTAAGTCTGCCAAGCGGCAAGACGAGGCAGCTGAAGAAGGCCAGCGCATCGCATATGAGAATGCTGAGATCATGCGCGAAGAGAACGTTGAGACTGAGCGCAGAGCATTACGTACGATAGCAGCTACTGAAGGCGAAGCGGTGGCACGCCAGGCAGCTAGTGGTTTTGCTGGGGGTACAAATCAAACGATGATGTTTGATGCCTTGGTCGGTGAGAATAAGAAACAGTTTGACTGGTTACAGCTCTCAGGTGAGACACGTGCTAAATCTGTCGAGCGTGGTGCTGACTATCAGAAGATGGTAGGAGAGGCTCAGGCTGATGCTACTCGGTGGAGTGCAGTATCTGACATAGCAGGCGCGGCTGGCATAGCTTCATACTCTGGTGTGTTTGATACTTGGGGTGGCGCAGATCCTGTGGGTTCTAATTATTCCTGGATGAACACCACTACAGTGGGTGCGCCGGATCCGTTAGCCCTCGATACTAATAACTTTAACATATTTGGTGGACAATAATGAAAACACCTGAAAGTGTACAACTAGGCGTACAGTCTTTAGGTAAGGTTGATGCCAACCTGCCGACAGCTGTGGCAAACGCAGAGGCTCAGGCTACTGGTGCGTTTGGTGATGCAATAAAAGCTTTTGGTGATGTCGGCATGGACATCTACAAGCGTGATGCATCTGCCGAGCGTAATGCTTTGGCCACAGAGTATCATTTACGTGAAGCGGAAATGCGTGCTGAACTGGAATCCAATCCATATGAGGTGATGCCAGATGGATCACTACGATCTCGACACACAGACCTGGTTGGTGAATACAACGAGCGTGAGAAGGTGTTACGTGAAGACATCATGGGCCGTTCACAGAATGGCATAGCTACTCGACAACTGGACCAAGACTTCGAACTA